GTTAAAGTCGCCAAAGACGTAATCATGCACGTCGCATGGAAGCTCGCGCACGCTGTTTCCGTCAAAATAGAAGAACCCACGCTGGCCCATGTAGAACACGCCCAGATCCGTATCTACAGCAGACTTGCGCGATATGGCCCCGCACGAGGTGCCGACGCGGCTGAACGAGTAGATGAACGGCGGGCCCGCATATACAGCGGCATGGCAGTCTGTGTCTGTGATGACCAGAGTTTGCCCCTTGGTGCGGATCGCCTGCATTATCTGGCCAGACGTCTGCAGGATCTGCGAGCCAGCTTGGTTCGTGGACGCGGGTGTCCATAGCGTGCTGTTCTCTTGATCGCACCATGACACAGTTCGCGGGTTGCCGCCCGCGCCCAGCGCGAAGATAAAGCGTTCTTCTGTGACCAGCAAGCCCAGATTGTTCGTCGGGGCGTTTGCAATTACAGCAGCCTTCGCGGCTGGGTTTAGCTGCCATTCGAGCAGGCGTCCGTCGTCTTTCGAGCACGCCACGAGGTATTCGCCAAAATTGTCGATTGACCAAGTGGTGGCCTCTTCTGGGATCGCGTTTTCGTTTTGCTGTATCGGCTGCCCGTAGAAGCCGTCGCCATAGAAGCCGTAGCCGTAACCCGTCTCGACCTCGGCGTCCTCACGGCCCGTCGTCAAATCGGTCGGGGCGATGTCATATGTCGTGCCGTTGCCCGTCATGGCCTTCAGCTCGTTATATGAACCGCCAGCTAAATAAGCCGTGCCGGTGTTTGACTCCCATGTGTGCATCCCGCGCACAGGGTTTGTGCTGAATGACGCTTTGCGCTCCTGCCAGCCACCAATAGGTCTGAGGCTGTTATCCCGCCAGCGCACCAAGCTTCCGTCACGCCAGCGGCCAGACTGCTCTAAGTCAGTGCCGTTTCGATAAAAGCCGGCGGGGATGTCTAACGGCACTAAAGTCACTTTTAACGACCCAAGGCTATGTATTGGAAGACAATGGTTCCTGAGTAACTGTCTTCCCTATCGACAACAAAGCTTGTACGGCTTACGCTTTCAGTATGGACTTCCCCGCCAACGATACAGACGAAGCACTCACTACTGAATGCCGTATTGAAGCTAACCGTTTGATTGCCGTCAGTGCTGCTTGAGAATGAGCCATAGCGGATCTGAAGCCCACCAGAGCCATCCGTCCAAGCTTTACTAGAAGTGTTAAGGCTATTACCACTTGGGATAGACAACGACTTAGAGCCAATGCTGGTGACATGCCCGTAGCCATCTAAAGAGATGTCTTGGATAACCGTGTTACCGCCGTTATTCACACTGCCTTGGGAGGAGGTGTCAGAGTGGCTGATGGTGCGGTTGGCAGTCAGGTTGCCACCACCAGTTAGACCGCCGCCCGCACTAATGGTTCTGGATGTAGAAGCCTTCCCGTTCAACTGCGTCTGGATGTTGCTGCTTACACCGTCCGTGTAGTTAAGCTCTGCCGTTGTAGCCGTGACGCCATCCATCTTGTTTAGCTCTGCCGCTGATGCAGAAACAGCAGTGCCGCCGACCTTCCAGCTTCCTTCTGTCAAATCTGGGGTGCTGGCGGTGTCACCGTTCAAAACGTCAACAACGTCATCAAGCGCCGTGTTGATCGTGGTTCCCCAAGTATTCTCTGAGCCGCCAACGGTAGGTTTGGTTATGCTAATCGTCATGTCAAAATCCTCAATGCTTACACGACTATACTACTTTACGCGCCAGCCGTCCACGTCTGCGCGGCGTCACACCATCAGCTCGAAATGCGGGGCATCAATGAAGGGCCTCCGGTTCTGGCCGCGACGCGTGTCGATGTAATCGTTCATCGCGCTTTCCATCGTGCCATCCCACTGCGCTATATTCGGCACAGTCCATGCGGCGCCCCACCTGATTGGCACATCTACCTCGCGCGCAGCTTCTGCCATCGCGTCTGCGATGTCGTCATATAGGTTAAGCTCCCACGATCCACGCGGGCCGACATAGGCCATGAGATCGACGGCCAACCCGTCTATGTGCTTCGACTTCATCGTCTGCGACGCGCCGCTTTTCACAAGCTCGCGCTGTTCCTCGATGGTGCGAAGCCCGCAGATGACGCCGAAGTCGATCTTGGTTCTGTGGATTGCGCTGTGGACGACAGCCGCCATGCGCTCGTCTACGCCTGACAGCTTATCGCGGCTGCGTGCTGATAGTTTAAACGTCATTTTGCTACCCTCTTAACCTTTTCATATGATCTCATGCCCGCCAATCCGAGCATACCCGTCAGCACCGGCATCATCACGCCCATGTCGGCTTGCGGAACCATGAACCCAAACCCCGCAGCTATTGGCGAAATCAGGAAGTTTACCGCCAGCCCCAGAACGCACACATAGCCGCACAGCGGCCTCCACGACGCTTGGAACCAGCTTCCAGAAGCCTCGGCTTTGTTGACCTCTATCTGCGCCAGCATGGCCTGCTGGGCCTGCTTATCGGCAAGCGTGGCCAGCTCGTGCGCCATCTTGGCGGCGGCATCCTTGTCTTGGATAAACTTACCAGCGAGATCCGTTGCAGGCCCGATCAGGGCGCTCAGGATGTTCATTTCTTGCCCCCGTTCACATATAGCCCAAACCACGCAGCTCCGGCGCCCACGATCACGCTGACAAAGCCTGCCTGCGCGTTGTTTGGCAAATCAAGCGCCATGAACCAGCTACACGTCTGGTAAAACACGACCATGTAACTCAGTATAAGCAGTCGCGGGACAATGCGCCAAGCGTCTAGTTTCTCTGGTGTCATATTCAAACCTCTATGTTGATTTTCGTACCCGCAGGCCGATCCGCTGTAGTCTTGGCCCCAAACCTATCATAACCCTTGCCCAGATCCAACTTCTGCTCCCTGAGCGCCTCCAGATGCGTGTGGTTGGACCTATGCTCCTTGGCTACCCGCTGCTCCACCAGATGCGCTTCTATACGCTCACGGGTCTGCGTTTGCTGGTGTATGTCGCTACCTACGTTAAACGGTGCGCTGCCTATGCCTGACACGCCGTCCGCCATCACCGCCGCACCGCTACCCAGACAAATCCAAACAGCGCGCCAACGCAAAGCAGGAACAGGAATAAGCCAGCCGCCCACGCAATGATCGTCTCCTTGCGTTCAATTCGCTTATACTGCGCATCCTTCTGCTTTTGGCGTATCTCGTTTTCCATGCGGATCAGCTCCTGCCATGCAGACGGGCCAAGCGTTTCGCTAATCATCTTGCGCAGCTCGTCGCGCATGTTTTCGCGCTGCTTCTTCTGCACAAACAGATCCATCGCCTGCTGCTCGACGCTGCCGAAGCTCTGATACCATTTTGGGTTTTCTACGCGCTTCGCTGCAAAGTCGAAGTCGCTGATCGCCTTAGACCAGCGCCCCAGATCGCCCGCCATGCCCTCCAGATCCCGCCCGATCTGGCAGCCCTTGCGTATCGCGTTGAACGCCGTGGACGCTGCCATGATTGCGGTCGCTGGATCTATCATGGCTCATCTTTCCATCAGGCGGTCTATTTTTTCTTCGATGCGATCAAAGCGCGAAACGATCTGCGCCATGACGGCGCTGCTGTCTGCTTTGGTGACGTAATCGCGCGCCATTTCTTCGCGGGTCTTGTTTAGTAGAATATTGAGTCTCTGCATCTCGTCTACAGCGCTTTTCAGCACCCAGCCGATCAGGCCCAATCCGGCAGTAAGAGCCGCCGTCCAAAGCATCTCGGCCTCCATTACGCCGCCTCCTGCTCTGTCCAAGCCGGTGCCGCAGACCCCTGCTCGGTCCATGTCTCCGCGCCGATTGCTTGCTCCGTCCATGTCTCTGGGCCGACAGGCTCAACCTGCCACTTAAATCGCGCTGGGCCGACAGTCGGAGTGCCAGCCGTGATTTCTGCGCCCGAAAGCACATGGTTTACGGTGATCTCGCTGTTGGCGATAGTCGGAGCGCCAGCCGTGATTTCTGTCGGGATAAGCGCGTGAACGCTGGTAAGCGTTGGCTGAGCAATCGTTGGAGCGCCCGCAGCTATTCCATCTGCCGCCAAGACATTGTTTTGCGCCACGCTTGGAACGCCTACGACTGGGCTTCCCGTAACAATGTCTACCGGCGCAAACGAATAATCTTCTGCAAGCGTAGACGCCGCAACGGTTGGTGCGCCAGCCGTGATATTGTCGGCTGTAAGCGCAAAGTTTTCAATCGCAAGCCCACTGTCTGCCAGTGGCGCAGATGCGAGTGGGCTAAAGCCTAACATCAGTCTGCCTCTGCAATCGTTAGCTCGCCAGCCTCAACCTGACGCATGATCTCTGCGTAGTGGCGATTGGCTGGGTCAAGGGGTACTGACATTTCAGTGCCATCGATGGTGGCTTGGATGGAGGCGGTGTTGCCATACATGTCAGTCGTGTACTGAGCCGCTGTGATGTTCATATTGTCCATGTCTTACAACTCCGCATTAATCTGAATTGTTCTAGTTCCACTACTGTGGAATTGAACTTTATACGCCCTTCCTGCTGCTAGTCCTGTAGATTGCAATCTGAATGAAGCGACTTGAGGTGTAATGTGCTGAAAAGTTACACCACTTACTGTCTTATCGCTTCCATCATACAAAACAAAATTACCATTTCCAGTGATGGAGGGGGCGGCTCTCTTCACGCTATAAAATAGAGGAGAGTACGCAAATGTTCCGCTTACCCCCGCCGCATTGCCCGCAGCGTAGGAGTAGAGAGTGTGATGGTCTATTTGTTCATAATACCTCTGACACTTAGCCAATGTATCCCCGTAGCTTTCGTGCGGGAAGGCGATAGCGCTGTCGCCCACGTTCAGGCAGACGCCTGTGATTTTAAACGTATTACCAACTGTAGCCATAATGTTAGTTACACCGTCTGGCCCACGGTAATCGCCGCTAGTATACCATGTAGATGACGCTGGTTGTGTGTACTGCGACCCCATAGCAAAACTAAAATTCAAACGTATTGATTGTGTATTGTTTGTAGGCCATGTGCCAGATGTTGCAGGTGGTACATATACCGTTTTGTATTCCCATGTATCGGCTGAGTTTATGGTATAAGATTGAAGGTAAGAAGTGGTCCCCACATTGTCTTGAAGGGCAACTCCAAAGGTTCCAGTAATAGATGATTTTACCCAGAATGATAACATCGCAGGTTTAGCACCAGAGCCACCCCAAGCCAGACTTGACGAAACATTGCCCTCAATGTTCTGAAAAATGCGAATGTACTCGTTTGTTGCCAAGCTGCTATCAGCGGTAGTGACCTCTATGCCTAATGAATTGACAAACCCATCAGGAGCATCGGAAGATTGAGACCAAGTTACAGCCCCACTTGTACCCTCTTGAGTGTAAAACCTGTCTACAGTTTGGTAGCCACTAGACGTACTTGTCACCCCCCGCTGTGCCACGGTCATACCGCCGTTCACCACCATGTTGGAGCCAGTGATAGCCCCATCATCTACCTGATTACCTAAGTCGGCTAGTTGCCTTGCCTTGCTCATTTTATTCTCCCAACAGGGTAGCCAGATCCAATGCCTTAAGCGCATCAGGGTTTGCCGCAGCATCAATGCGAGCATCGTCTGTGATGTCACGCAACGTTGCCTTCTGTGCAGCAATAGCATCAGCGCCAGTGCCAGCTTCCAATGCTTTCATATATTGCACATCTAGGTCGGCCAAGCGGGGCGCACGTTCTGCACGTAGGTTGTCCTTGTGGATGGCCTTAGCCGCTGTCATGTCTACTTCGACAGCATCGCCATTAAATGACCACGCACCACGAAATGTACGATCCGTTGGTACGACCAGAGAAGATGCTTCACGAACATCTCCGTTGATATTGATGTAAGTTGTCATTGCATAATTCTCCATGCATTTCTGAATGAGCGATCCGATGGGATCATTTCAACTGGCACAATCTTCATGATCGTGCGGTTGCCTTGGTAATCCCGCCACACGGCTGGATCGATGTCTTTCTGCACCAGATATTCTATGGCTTCTTCTTCGCTCATAGCGCCAATAGGCTCAGCATATGGATGCTCTTTAGGCTGTCCATCTGGCACCAAGCGATCACGCTGGTATGTATCAATGGGCGGCAATACGTTGCCAGCCAGAGCCGCAGCCATGAAGTTAGGGTCAGGCACAAGCACCTTCGCTGGTTCATCTGGTGCGGCTGGATCTTCAAACAGCACACGATATTTAGACTGCACGGGTGCAAGGCGTGACTTAGCTTCTGCTAGACGATCCCATAGGTGTCCGTGGGTCATGCTAAGTCTCCGAATACTGACAAGTGGCATCCTGTATCAGCCCACGCATCTGGACTATAAACATTATATGTTCGTGCTTCAAAGTCATTTGCTGTGAGGGCGTTACTTGTAAAGTTATTTCTTGCTGTTGAATTAGTACTGTCAGAAGCACCAGATACAGCATATTCATTTGAGCCAGCCATACTGTTAGTAAAGTTTACGTCCCTTCTGCCAATCCCCGTATCTCCAATACTGCTAATATTAAGACTGTTTTGGATGGTAGGTGTTCCAGAACTGTAGCCACTTTTCAACCAAGCCTTCGCAGACCCATTAACCACATAGCTGGTGCCGACTGTTGTTGTGCCATCGGTGATGTTGGAAACGTTTAGTGTACTCATGCTAAGTCTCCGTGTACTGAGATTGTCTGCTCAAAAGGATCACCTAAAGCGGGGGTGTTGTCTCCAACATTTCGTCGAGTACCCATGTAAGCACTTGATGACGTAAGGTTTCTGTTTGAAGATGACCTAAAGTATGCGCTAGTACCATAAAACAAATCACTAGCAGAAACGTTGGCTGCATAGTCTCCGCTGGACATACTAGACGACCAGTTTGTGTAATACTGTCCAGTTCCATTATCCGTAAGACTAGAGCTGTTAAAGCTGTCCCTGATAGCAGGTGTTTGTGCGTTAAAATTTACCCAAGCCGCAGCAACCCCTGAGACCGCACGACTAGCTGTTTCACCCGTGGCTTTGATGTTTGTGACCTGAAGAGTACTCATGCTAGGTCTCCGTGTGTTACAGCCAACATGTAACTATCTTCTAGCGCACCTGCAGCAGATATATCTCTTGAATAACTGGTGAATTGACTTGCAGAATTAATGATAACAGAGGCTGATCTATCATCTGATGTTCGGCAAACTGGCATTGAAATATGCCCATTAGCTGAAACCATTGCTGAAGTTAAGTTGTGACTATAGTTGCCTATGCTGTTATCAGTTATAGAAGAAATGTTAAAACTTTCTACTAGCACATTACCACTTTGCTGATAAACCCAAGCCTTCGCAGCACTCTGCTTCGTCAGCGCAATCGGCCCAGTACCAGCCGCATCACTTATTGTTGTTGCTCTAATCTCAGACAATGCTCAAGTTCCCCCCTGATGTGACGGTCAGCGTAACGCCAGATGCCACGGCCAATGGGCCAGCGCATGAGGCATTCTCAGTCGCGTCTATTGTTACGTTTGTATTCAAGGTTTGCTCGTTCACACGAAAGATGTCACCAGCCGCAGCCGCAGGGCCAAGCGTACCGCGCTCGCCCTTGTATCTGCCCCCGCCAACCGCAGTCGCAAGGTCAACCGCCGTAAACATCAGCACATCGATGATGTCGCTAGTTGCAGCACCCGATGTCAGCACAACGTCAGATCCGTTGGTGGCCGTGAAATCGGTGCCATCGACTAGCCTCACGCCGTTCATATAGACATCCACAAAGCCCGCCGTGAAGCCCGCCGTGGCAAAGCTGGTCTGCCCAGAGGTGGCCGTAAAGGTCTGCCTAGTCTGCGTGGCCTGTGGGACTGGCTGTGAGCCTATGTATACTGACATTAGGGTGTCTCCTGTGCCTCTGCTTCAGACTGCACTTGTGCCGCTGTCTGCGCCCAGCCTCGTGTAAAGGCATCAGCTACAATAAGCTCACGGGTGGCTGGGATTTGTACGCCTTCATCTAACGCACGATTGGTGTACATTGAGATGATTTCGTCACTGGCTATTCTCGCACGGTTAGTAACTGCGTTTTCAGCCCAGTCTTGTGGAGATAATGCAACGTACTCTAAGCCTTTAAGCTGAGTGTCTGTCAGTGTGATTGTGATGTTTGGCATTGTTGCCTCCTATTATCCTACCATCATAAAGGTCGCTTTTGCGTAGTCCGTGTTTTGATAAAGTGCGTTGTTACTACTCGACATAAACACACTTAACTGATCGTTAACGGCACACTGAACTAGGGCTTCTGTTCCAATAGTATAGTAAGTGGAGCCTTGGTAGTTTGAGTGTGCGCCGCTTGCGACGACGGATGATCCGTTTTTGTAAACTTTAACATGACAGGATGTAGTTACATTGCCAGTCAAAGCCTCTGCATGAACACGATATACACCCGCTGCTGGACAGGTAAATATTCCCGTAGAACTGTTATAACAGTTGCCTCGATTTAATTTCACATCATTAAATA